CGATCGGCCCTTGAGCGCCAGTTATAGAAAGGCCCGGAGCGCCCGGTGGGCCAGGTGGGCCTCGCTCACCATCTTCTCCGTCAGATGATGCGCCGCCGCTTGCTTGTACGGTATTCAGCAAACCGCTATTTGGCGTCAAAAATCCCGCGCCACCTTTGTTTTGAGTCGCTACCAAATAATTATAAAGTTGATAAAACCATGCTTGCCAAGGCGGCGTGAGCATCCCTTTATCATTAGTCGATTGAGGACCGGGAACCGGCGGCAATGGAGTGGTCATTGCGGCTTCTCGCGCATCGTGATCGCGCCGTCGTTCAATACAAACTTAACCGGATCCGTCATCTGAATCCTAAACACAAAATCACGCGCCGATCCCCATTGGCGAGTGATGACTCGATCAAGGTATGTTCCGGTGGTGCCGAGATCCATGTATCGGTCGGTGCTATACGTCCGCCCGTTGTCCTTGGAACAGGCAATCATGATTTGCGGGCTCGAGCCTTGCCCAGATTCAAGCCCCACGCCAGTTTCCATATCGAAATACAACTCATCAATACAAAACACATTGAACGATTGTGAAACGTGTTTAGTAATCAATTGCCGAAGAATGATCGCACCATTGTCGGTGTACGCGGTAGAACTGAAACAATAAATATTCCCATTGGAATAATCTGACACCATTGTTTGACCGGCGTACTGCGCTGCAAAATTACCAGTATGACGTTGCGCGTATCCGGTCGCGATGCCCGTCTGCATTTCAGACCAAACGCCAGTAGTCAGATCAAACAAAAACGTGCGGTTGGCCGTTGGAAACGTAATCTGATACATCGAATGATTATCGACTTGATATGACATCCCAACGGCATCGGACACCGCTGAAAACGTCGACATAATGTAATCAATGTCCGGATTAGAAATTATCGTTATCTGATAACCCGACGCCATTGCAACTTGCACGGATCCTTGCGGATTTTGTGCCAAGAAACAAATGTTATTACCGACGTGCGCTCGCGACCAGATGGCCGCTAAACCTAATTCGGTGGTTGCCGGGAGAATCGGCGCGAATGGTTCCGGCGTCGATCCGACATTCTGCCAAAACTCGGTATGAAGCTGAGAAAATAAAAGAAGATTGCCATTAAGACTATCAACGGCAACAAGAGTATCTGGATACTGTGAAGCAGAAGCGAATGCGAGCGCATTCCACGTCGTTCCATCATATGAATTAGAAACCCAAAATTGCTGAGTGCCAGGTTGTTCTACAACAAAATAACCGCCAACAAATGTGCAAGTATTGCATCCATTTGGGAATCCAGCGGAAGAAATTTGGGTCAATAAGTTATTTTGATAAATATATCCATTTAACCCATCCACAATTAATGTTTGTGACGGGCTCGCCGCCATCATCACGTTGCCAATACTGGTGTTTAATGTTGTCGACTGAGGCACCCAGCCATCAACGTTATACAAATAAAAATTATTGCCAGCGACGGCGTACAAACTATTTTGCGTCCCTAAAAGACCTCGAGCGGTAGCCGGCAAAACGCTTTTAACCACAAGACCAGGCGTTCCAATAAATGCCACTTTGGTTTTATCGCCATCAGGTCTATTTTCCAAATAGACGTTGAGCCGCCGTTGACTGGTGAGCGGTAAGCTTTTGCCAGCAACGCCGGCACCAAATAACGGCGTGACTCTCATGGCTCGTAGGGGCTCGCGCTGTACGGCGTGAAATACACTTGCGTCGTCTCCGTGTTGGCCTGTCTCGCCATCGCGACCGCTTCCATGTAATTCTTATCCATGTCCGGCGTGAACGGCAGATTAAACATGGGCGCAATCTGTTTAGTGAGACCCCAACAAAGTGCCATATACCATTCTTGCGGGTACTCCGGATTGTCTAGCGGGTTGTTGAAATCCTGTATCGCTTGCAGATACACCACATGGATTTGTTTCGTAACGTCCTGAGCGCCGCCGCAATCTAGATAAAGCTGGCCGTTTGAGGACGCTACGGTGCTGGCAATCTGAGGCTCGTAATAGATCGCGGTCGGATCGGATAGAAAAGTCGGCGCGGTCTTGTTTGGCAGATTTTCGTAGGCTTGAAGCGTTAGATAATTGAGCGGCGTGTCGTTGTTGTTGCTGTCCCTGAGAATCGCCGTGACGATCTCAAGCGGACGCTGGCCTTTAGTAGTGTAGTTGTACACATACGCGCCAGACGCCGCCGTAACGCCCGACGGCAACGCCGACGCCATTGTCACGGTAGAACTGCCCAACGTCGAAATGGTGCTGCTGAATATGTCTCCGCTACTGAGCTGCACCACCACATAATCGCCGACCGTAAAATCAACGACGTTGCTCGAGCCTACGTTAAGCACCGCGGATCCGGACGCGGTAACAGCAGTCAGCGTATTGGATTGGAAATTAAGGTTAGCGTTACTGGTGACGCCCGCGGCCCAGTTATCACCCGTGGGCCCCAGAGCGTACTGGTACTTGCTCGAGCTTAGGAAAAGATCGGCACGCTTTCGCGTCCACATCTTGAGCCCCGGCGCAAAATCCCATTGCGCCATCCATTGCTTGACCAACATATTGAGCTTGCGAGCGCAGTCTGTGGTTTCTTGAGCCGTCGGAGATTCCGTCTGACCAAGCCGACCAATATTCAGCATGGCCTCGCGGATGATATCGTCTCGCGTGACGGTAAAAACGTATGTGCCGCTAGTAGTCATGCTGCTTTCTCATTTCTTGCATTAAGAAACGCCTCGATCGGCTTCCACGCCATCTCAGGCAGAATATCCTCCTGGCATTGTGCAATACCAGTTTTCTCACCGCGTTTACAGAAATTCCACCCGAAATGAAGCTGGTGACACGCCGGCGCTTCGTTGTTGCCGCGCCCTGGGCATACGGTATTGATCGAGGACAGGCTGACCGTGTTAACCCAGTCGCGAGATAAGTTCTTTTCGGTTGAATGAGACAGAAACAGCACTTTCGGCGTCTGCAAACACGCTGCCGCATTTAAAACGCCCGTTTCTGGCCCGACGATCAGATCCGCCTGGTCAAGAAATGCCATTGTCTCCCGGATCGACCAGACACCGCAGCGTCGATGAACTCTCGGCTCTTTTTCCCAACCCCCCTCGAGCAACGCTGCCTCCGGCCCGCCGACAAAGACAACCTGCGAATCCTTAAATCGCAACATGATCGACGCGACCACGTTATCCAAATACGGCCACGTCTTGTGTACCGAGCTGCCGGCCAGCGACCAGACCACGATCGGCCCAGTCGGATGCATTTTGCGACGCTCTTTGACCGCCCATTCCTTTTCTTCAACTGTGGCGTAAAACCTGACTTTTGGTTTATGCGGTACGCCGGCAATCTCGTGTTGAAGCTCGAGGTAATTGACGTCCAAATACTTGTGACGCAGCGCCGGTTCCCAAGTGTGCATGATCCGGTTGGGCATCGCCAAAAGGGTGCCTTCGACCGATTCCGACAGATTGATAAATTTATCGTACTTTTTGCGGATCGCTTCCCAAAAAGCCCCAAGCTCGTGATTTGGAACCTGATCCTTATCCTGCAAAATCACCCGGTCAATGTTCGGATCATGTGATATCACATCAGAGCCCGGTGGGCTCGTATACAGGGTGACATGGTAGCCCTGTGCCTTGAGCCCAGCGAACACGCTTGAGGCTTGTAAAAGGTCGCCAAACGCGCCGTAGCGCACGACCGCGGCTGACTTCTTAGGTTTCTCGTTTCGCCATGAAAAGTGGATGCCTTTTCCTACCTTTTTGAACACAAAGAAAAGGCTGTACTCGTCATCTTCGTTGCGCTTTTGGTAATCCACCAGATCCCAGCCTGGCACTTGCTCCATAAGCTCTAGGATGGAGTCATAGTTGCAATTCCATTTGTGATCGGGATTGGCGCCTACTTCACCGACCTTTGGATATAGATCGTCTGCCGGCACATAAAGGATTAAGTACCCGCCATGCCGCAGCACCCGCATCCATTCTTTGAGTGTTTTGACGCACGGCGCACCCGGCGGAATATGCTCGAGCAGGTGGCTGGCAAATACGAAATCTAAAGATCCGCTAGCAAACAGATCCAGCTTTTCCGCTGTTTCGATTTGTACGTCGGGCTTGATTGAATGCCCGAAAACTTGATGGTGGCCGTTATCCAGCCCGATAAAATGGTCAAATGCCTTGTAAGGCCCGCATCCGACGTCTACACCCCGCCCTCGGGTATATGGGACTATTTCCCACCGGATCTTGGCTGACTCATTCCCCTGCTTCCCGTTGATGTCCCAAACCATTGTGACGTTTTTCCTTTAGTGGTTTGACGGGATTGCCGTCCGGCCCGAAAAGAACCCCGTCCTGCTCGTACATCGCTCGCTCGTCCCCGTAAACAGTCCCGAAAGGCCGGTCACGGTCGAGCCTTCTCGGGCTTTTCTTAAGTGTAAGCGTATTCAATCCCAAAGGACATTCCAAAGACCAGGTGTTCCCGCGGTTACGCACGCGAGCTGCCCGTTGAATCGGATCCCACCGCCGCCCGCCGTGACGTTGACCACCGCGCCGGTCGGCGAAATCGAAGCGGTCGATGTCGCAAACAGTTGGTTAGTCGTGGTCGTCGTTGTCGTGCCGGAGACGTTTACATAGATATCGTAAGGCGCGATCGTGTAGCTGGTGCCAGCCGTTACCGCGTTAAACCCGTAAAAAATACCGCCATTGGATTTAATCGTGGTCGTTCTGGCAGTATTGATCGGCGTGTAATTGCAACAACCTGGTGAATAGACGAGCCCTGAGGTCGGATCAATGCCGCACGTTGCCAGAGGAGACGAATTTCCCTGCACCACCGGATTAACGCCCGCAATAGTC